GCCGGCATGCCGCTCGTCGCCGCGGAGATGCTGCGCCGCATGGGCGACGCCGACCAGGTCATCCGCGCCGTGCAGGCCGAGGCCGAGCGCCGCCGCTGCGACTGGCCGCGCAACGCCCGCCCCGACCAGCTCGTGCCGCTCGGCGACTGGATCGTCTGGCTCATCCTGGCGGGCCGCGGCTGGGGCAAGACGCGCACCGGCGCCGAGACGGTCCGGTACTGGAACGCCTCGGGCCACCGCTACGTCAACCTGATCGGCGCCACCAGCGACGACGCCCGGGACATCATGATCGAGGGCGAGTCCGGCATCCTGGCCTGCTGCCCCAGGGACCAGCGCCCGCACTACCGCAAGTCCGAGCGCAAGCTGATGTGGCCCAACGGCGCCGAGTCGCTCATCTTCACGGCCGACGAGCCCGAGCGCCTGCGCGGCAAGCAGCACGGCAAGCTCTGGTGCGACGAGCTGGCGTCCTGGCGCTACCCCGAGTCCTGGGACCAGGCCCAGTTCGGCCTGCGCCTCGGCTCCGCGCCCCAGGCCGTGGTCACCACGACGCCGCGCCCGACCAAGATCATCAAGGAGCTGGCCGCCGACCCGACCACGCACCTGACCGAGGGCACGACGTACGACAACCGCGCCAACCTGGCCAAGGCGTTCTTCGACAAGGTCATCAAGAAGTACGAGGGCACGCGCCTGGGCCGCCAGGAGCTGCACGCGAAGATCCTGGACGACAACCCCAGGGCGCTGTGGACCCGGTCCGTGCTCGAGGACACGCGCGTCAAGCGCGTCCCGGCCGGCGTCACGCTCCAGCGCATCGTCACCGCGGTCGACCCCGCCGTCACCAGCACGACGGACTCGGACGACACCGGCATCGTCGTGGAGGCCATCGGCAGCGACGGCCACCTCTACGTGCTGGCGGACAACACCCAGTCCGAGGCCACGCCGGCGCAGTGGGCCGCGCGCGCGGTCCGCAGCCACTTCGAGTGGAAGGGCGACCGCATCGTCGGCGAGGTCAACAACGGCGGCGACCTCGTGGAGATGGCCATCCGCGCGGTGGTCCTGGACGACGGCTCGGGCAAGACCGGCGCGCAGGTGCCGTACACCAAGGTGACCGCGACCCGGGGCAAGGCCAAGCGCGCCGAGCCCATCAGCGCGCTCTGGGAGCAGAGGCGGGCGCACATCGTCGGCAGCCTCCCCGAGCTCGAGGACGAGATGTGCTCGTTCGACCCGACGATCGACCCGGACAAGCAGCCCAGCCCCAACCGCATGGACGCCATGGTCTGGGGCGGCCACATGCTGATGGAGCCCAGCACCACGGGCCTCATCGACCACTACGCGCGCGAGGCCGCGCGGCTCAAGCAGGAGAAGCAGAATGCCTAAGTCGCCCAACGCGACGCCCGTGCCCCAGGGCCTCATCGACCAGGCCGTCGGCGGCGTCCGCTCCATGGTCGGCCGGTGGATGGGCGCCTGGTTCGGGCCCGGCCAGCCCATCGACCCGCAGGTGCCGCAGGACCAGCAGGGCGACGTGCGCGGCCGCCGGTTCGACTACCAGGTCAACGTCAACACCCAGCGCCAGCCGCGCGACGCCGAGGGCATCACCTTTGCCCAGATGCGCTCCCTGGCCGACAACTACGACCTCATGCGGCTGGTCATCGAGCGCCGCAAGGACCAGCTGGCCAAGATGCGGCCGACCTTCGGGCTGACTGACGCGGCCCAGAAGCTGGCCAAGCAGAAGGCGGCCGTGGCCCAGGCGAAGAAGGACCTGGCCGACCACCAGGCCCGGCAGAAGGACCTGGCCGACAACCCGCCGGTGCCGGACCCGCTCACCGGGCAGCTCCCGCCGAAGCCCGAGCCCGAGCCGCAGGTGCCCGAGGTCGAGCAGGAGGACCCGCGCATCGTCCAGCTGCGCGAGTTCTTCGCCTACCCGGACCAGGAGCACGACTGGGAGACGTGGCTGCGCGCTCTGATGGAGGACCTGCTGGTCTGCGACGCGCCGACGCTGTACCCGCGCGAGACGCTCGACGGCTCCATGTACGCGCTCGAGTTGGTCGACGGCGCCACTGTCAAGCGCATCCTGGACGGCACGGGGCGCACGCCGGTGCCGCCCGACGCGGCCTACCAGCAGATCCTCAAGGGCCTGCCGGCGGTGAACTACAACCGCGACGAGCTGATCTACAAGCCCCGCAACGTCCGCACGCACAAGGCCTACGGCTACAGCCCCGTCGAGCAGGTCATCATGACCGTCAACATCGCGCTGCGCCGCCAGGTCCACCAGCTCCAGTTCTACACCGAGGGCAACGTGCCCGAGATGATCTTCGGCGTGCCCGAGACGTGGAACCCGGACCAGATCAAGGCGTTCCAGGACTGGTGGGACAGCCTGCTCGAGGGCAACACGGCCGAGCGCCGCCACGCCAAGTTCGTGCCGGGCGGCACCAAGCCGTTCCTCACCAAGGACGGCGCCCTGAAGGACGAGTACGACGAGTGGCTGGCCCGCATCGTCTGCTTCGCCTTCCAGATCGACCCCACGCCGTTCGTCAAGGCCGTCAACAGGGCCACCGCCGAGAGTGCCAAGAGCCAGGCGCTGTCCGAGGGCCTCGCCCCGCTGATGAACTGGGTCAAGAACCTGGTCGACTACGTCATCCACAAGTACTTCGGCTGGTCGGACCTCGAGTTCAAGTGGGAGGAGGAGGACGACACGTCGCCCCAGATCCAGGCCGAGATCGTCTGCGCCTACGTCGCCGCCGACCTGATGACCCAGGACGAGGGCCGCGAGAAGATCGGCATGCCGCCGCTGACCGCCGCGCAGAAGGCCGAGATGAAGCCGCCGGCACCGCCTCCGCTGCTGCCGGGCATACCCGGCGCCCCGAAGCCTGGCGCGCCCGCCGCGGGAGGTGCCGCGCCGGGAAAAGCGGCGCCGGCGCTGTCCAAGCGGGCGGCGCCGGCAAGGCTGGACAGGGACCGCAGGGCGCAGCGAAGGCAGCAGGGAAGGATCCGCAAGGCCTTCGCAAGCGAGTTCGCAGCTATCACCTCGTCGGTTGCCAGTGCGCTCCGTGCGTCGGCCAAGTCCTCCCAGTCGTCCAGGGCGAGGGCGGCTGAGGCCATGTCCAGGGTGAAGATCGACCTGTCAGACGCGGAGGCCGAGGTGGCAGACGCGCTGGCGGAGGCGCGCTTCGACGGCTTCGTCGAGGCCGCCACGCAGGTCGACGCCACCTTCGGCGAGGAGGCGCTGGAGCAGGCCAACGGGCGCGCGGTCCGCTGGGCCGAGGACGAGGCGGCCAGCCTCATCCACGACCTGGACGCGTCCACCAGGGAGATGCTGGCCAGCACCATCGCCTCGGCCATGGACGACGGGGCCACTAACGACGAGATCGCGGACGCCATCGGCGACGCCTACGGGCTGAGCGAGGACCGGGCGGACACGATCGCGAGGACCGAGACCGCCTACGCCGACGTGGCCGGCAACGTGGAGGCCTACAAGGAGTCCGGCGTCGTCGACGGCATCCAGTGGGTGGCCTCGGAGGGCGACTGCGACATCTGCGACGCCCTGGACGGCCAGGTGGTGCCGCTCGGCGACGCCTTCGAGGGCGGCATCACGGGCCCGCCGGCCCACCCGAACTGCCGGTGCGACGTGCTGCCGGTGCTGTCCGACAACTGATACCCGCGGGCAATGTCGCCCGGAACCAAGGCCCTGCGGGGCGAGGAGAACCGAAGTGAGCAAGAAGCTGAAGAAGATGTACGCCGAGATCGCCAAGACCGAGGCCCAGGACGACGGCACCGTCAAGGTGTGGGGCTACGCCTCCTCCGGCGCGGTGGACAGCGACGGCGAGACCATCACGCCCGACTGCATGAAGGCGGCCATCCCCGACTACATGAAGTTCGGCGCGGTCCGCGAGATGCACGACGCCACCAAGGCTGCCGGCACGGCCATCGAGGCGGAGGTCCAGGACGACGGCCGCACCTGGTTCGGCGCCCACATCGTCGACCCGGTGGCCGTGCTCAAGGTCAACACGGGCGTCTACAAGGGCTTCTCCATCGGCGGCAAGGTCACCGAGCGGGACACGCTGGACAAGAAGCTCATCAAGGGCATCAAGCTCTACGAGGTCTCCATCGTGGACCGCCCGGCCAACCCCGAGGCGGTCATCACCGTCATGAAGGCCGAGCGCACCGATGAGGACGACGTCGAGGACCTGGCCGAGCTGCTCGACGCTGGCACCGTCTCGCCCGGCAAGCTGCTGGCGCTGGCCAAGGCCGCCGCGGACGAGGCCGCCAAGAACACCGCCGAGACACAGGCCGAGGCCGACAAGGTCGCCGCCACCGAGCTGCCCGCCGACCCCGCCGCGCCTGTCGCTGCGCCCGCGCCCGCGGAGCCCGCCGCCAAGACCGTCAAGCTCGGCGAGGTGCGCAAGGGCATGTACAGCGTGTCCAACTTCGCCTCCATCCTCCAGTCGCTGACGTACCTGTGCCAGGACGCCGAGTGGGAGAAGGAGATGGAGGGCGACGACAGCGACGTGCCCGAGTCCCTGAGCGCCTGGATCAAGTCCGGCCTCGAAGTCTTCCGCTCCATGGCCTCCGAGGAGGTCGAGGAGCTGATCGCGTGCCTGGGCGGGGCTGCCGCCAAGGCCAACAAGAACGGCGACCTGGCGAAGGCCGCCTCCACCAACACCGAGGACCTCATCGCCAAGGCCCTCGCGCCCCTGACCGAACAGCTGGCTTCTCTCCAGAAGGCGCACGACTCCCTCGTGGCCAAGAACGAGGAGCTCGGCAAGCGCGCCGCGCCCGGCAAGGCCCTCCTAAAGGCCATCGCCGTGACGAAGGCGGCCGACTCCGTGACCGATGCCGAACCCGTCGAGAAGGCGGAGACGGTGCCGGCCGAGGGGACGGTCGAGCGCGCCCAGTACGAGATGAAGAAGTCCCTCCGCAACGGCATCGCCCTGCGCTGAGGCCCTCCAACAACCCACGCACGCAACCTTTTCACCTGGAGTTCCACACATGAACCCGACCCTCGAAACCCTGGCGCTCATGAAGAGCGCCCTCGGCAAGTCCGACGACCAGCTGGCCAAGACGGTCAGTCAGGCGTCGAACATCACGGCGTACGACCTGCAGGGTCCCGCCAAGAACCTCTACCCGGTCAACACGCCGATCCGCAACCGCCTGCCCCGCGTCAGCGGCAACGGCGGCACGGCCACGAACTGGAAGGCCATCCAGGGCATCACCGGCTCCGGCTTCGACGCCATGGGCTGGGTCGCGGAGGGCCAGCGCACCGGCCGCATGTCCTACGCCGCCGTCAACAAGTCCGCGTCCTACGTGACGCTGGGCGAGGAAGACCAGGTCACCTACGAGGCCCGCAACGCGGCCGTCTCGTTCGAGGACGTGCGCTCGACCGCCTCCATGCGCGTGCTGCAGAAGATGATGCTGAAGGAGGAGAACGCCCTCCTGCTCGGCAACGGCACCGTCAACCTGGGCACGCCGGCCACCCCGTCCCTCGCGGCCGGCGGCTCCGGCGCCACGCTGCCGACGCTGACCTACTCGGTCATCGTCATCGCGCTGACCGGCGAGGGCTTCCGCGGCGCGTCGCTGGCCACGGGCGTCCCGACCACGCTGACCATCACCGGCGCGGACGGCCAGACGTACAACCTGAACGGCGGCTCGTCCAACAAGTCGGCGGCCCAGACCCAGGCCATCACCCTGGGCCAGGTCCTGTCGTGCTCGGTGACCGCCATCCAGGGCGCCGTGGCCTACGCCTGGTTCGTCGGCGCGGCCGGCTCGGAGAAGCTCGAGGCGATCACCACGATCAACTCGGCCGCCTTCTCGGCCCCGCTGCTGGGCACCGGCCAGACCGCCGCCACC